AAAAAAAGATGCATGTCATCATAAAGTAAAAGCACGTTATCGGGTATTCCCTAGTGCTTATTCAAGCGGTGCTCTTGTGCAGTGTCGTAAGAAAGGTGCAAGCAATTGGGGAAACTCTAAAAAGAAATGAATCAGTTTGACAGTTTTGTAAATTCTATCTTAGGAGAAGAAAGTCTTCATGACTGGTTTTCTCATAAAAGTGGCGGAAAGCCAGGATGGGTAGACTGTAAAACCAAAAAACCTTGTGGACGACAAAAAGGCGAGAAGCGTAAAAGCTATCCCGCCTGTCGTCCTACACTTTCTCAGTGTAATTCATCTATGAGAAAAAAGAAAAGCTCTAAGAGAATATCTTGGAAATCTAAAAAGAAAAAGTAATTTTCTTCTCTTCTTTTATTTTAATAAACTCGTTCTTTTTAAGGTTAATTATAACTCTTTCAGAAAGACCGTGTATCTTATAAAGTTCATGATAGATAAACGGAAATAAAATTCTATCTTCTTTGTTTACATAAAAGTAAACGCTTTTATAATCTTCGACTTTTTCAGGAGATACTTCTGTATATCCGTCACAAAGAGATGTAATATTCGTTAGTTGTGATTCAGTCTGTTTTTGAGGAAGAATCTTAATCTGTTTTTTTGGTTTTTTCGATTTGTATGATCTTTTCATCTAGTAGTATTGTTAGTCGTTCAAAAAGGAAAGAGAATGCCGAGCCTGCAAAAGGCAATGCAGGATTGTAATTTCGGAAAAATAAAAAGGAGATTAATAACGATGCCCAAAATCCTGTGCATAGTGAGCATTTAATCAAGTCTCTACTAAAAGAGTATTGATTTAAGAATTGACGAATTCCAAGTTTATCCATAATTGTCGCATGAACAATTGTAAATGTTATACCTGCGGAAGCAAATAAGAACAGTATTAAATCGGATAGATTCATTTGATTTTGAAAAATTTAAGAACTTTATTAAAGAAGGTTTTTATTTTACTCTTTTTTGGAAGTCCTTGAATAGTTACAACTTCTCCAAAAATACTTTCTGGATTAATTATTCCCCATCCACTTGTAGAATCCCAACCTTTATCACCTACATCAATAGCAGTAGTATATAGCATTTTCTTTACTTCGTCAACTTTTAAATTTTTACCTTCGGCTTTATATTTAGAGAGAATAAGTGCAACAACACCACTAACAACAGGAGTTGCCATAGATGTTCCTGACAATACTGCATACCCTTTATTAAGATATGTTGAAAGAATTTTATCTCCTGGTGCCATAATATCTAATTCTTTTCCCCATGATGAAAAACCGGAACGATCTTTTAATATCGTATCAGAGTAAGAACCAACTGTTATAACTTCTTCGTATTTTGCAGGGTAAAGAATATTCTCCTCACCATTATTACCTGCTGCACAAACAACTACAACTCCATGACTGGTTAACTTTTTAATAACTTCATGAACATCTGGCATTGGATTTGGACCGCCAAGACTAAGGTTAATTACATCTGGAAGAACTTTTAAACAATACTGTAATCCTTTTAAAATACTATCATTTTGACTACGACCATTTTTATCTAAAACCTTTGCAGTAATAATAGTAACTTCTGGTGCAATACCAACAATACCTTCTGTGTTATCAACTGCTCCTATAGTTCCTGCACAGTGAACTCCATGACCAACATATGAATCGAATATATCTTCACCTTCAATAAAAGAACGACATTTACTTAAATCAATGTTTCTCATTAAGTCTACATGATCTATTGGACAACCAGTGTCTAACACCATTACTACAACTCCTTTTCCTTTTGTTTTACTCCAAATTTTAGGGATATTTAAGTCTCTTACATTTTGAGGGTAAATTTGAGATAGGGCTTGTGCGCTACCTACATCGTGGATTTTGTAATCAGGGAGAAAGCATTCATTGTTCATGAAAATATTTATACATTTTACAAAAAATAATTATCTAATTCCTGAACTTCCAAAACCTTTTTCTCCACGATCTGTTTGACCTAGATCTTCAACTTCAAATATAGGCCAATTTGTAAGAGGAATAGGTACAAGCTGTGCAATTTTATCACCCTTATTAATAAATATGTTTCCATTAGTATGTGTCATTACAATAGAAAGTTCACCAATGTATGCTTGGTCAATAACTCCGCCAATAACAGAGAAACCTTTACTTGCCATAGATGAACGGTCTTTAATAAATCCTCCCCAACCTTCAGGAAATCCAATAGCAATTCCTGTTTTAACTTTTGTAGGATATTGTGCGCTTAAAGAAACAGTTTCATCTGCATAAAGATCATAACCAAGATCAGTTGGATGCGCCTTTGTTGGAAGCTTTGCAGTATCAGATAATTTTTTAACTTTTAATTTGTCTGTAATCATATTATTTTTCGTAAACAGTTACTGTGTGACGATTTTGTAAAGTAAGCTTATAGTAAATCATTCCGCTATCAGTTGTAATTTCAAGTGCATAAAGATTAGAACCGTCATCGTCATGTTTTTGCAGCATTTCTTTTGCTTTTTCTCGACAGTTTTGGTGTGGAATATAATCTAGGGTAATTTTATTCATAATTTAATTCTTTTTTCTTATCTTGAATCAAGTCAACTGTTTTAGCATATCCACATAAATCAATAAGATTATCACGTTTTGGTAGAAACTTTTCTCTGGCAATTTTTACTCCAGCCATCATTAATCCAACTTTTTCAGGATCAATATCAGGAAGGTTTAAAATCATACCCCAAACACGACCAATATCCTTAAAATTATCATACGGATGACCATATGTAGATTGTCGATCAGAACTTACAAGATAATCTGCAATCTCGCAAATAGATTTTTCATGAACTTTTTTTTCATTACTATCACAGTTTAAACTCTCATAGTTTTCGTCAAAGGTTTTAAGGCCCATTAATTTTGAGCAATGATGTTCAAGATTTGCACCTTTACTATTTTCCCAACCATTTAAAAATACAACAACATCAGCATTTTTAATAAGATTAAGAGATTCTCTGATATAATAAGAATAACATTTTCCAGTTTCTCCATTTGCAATGCGAGCAGGATTTAAGATATGCTTATATCCCATCTTTTTTAAATCTTCTTCAACACTGAGAAACTTAGGATAGTTATAACTTGGCAAGCCAGTCATTGGACCTGCAATATAAATTCGACACTCACGGTTGTAGTTTACTACATCTTTTAGATTATACATAATTACAGATTTTTATTTTGCTTTCTATTTTTTTGTAGTGTAATTTCTCCACGACGACGAACACCATCTTTATCTGTTTCATAAAGTGTAGGTTCTTTGTTAAAACGATTAAAAGCAGTTTTATATGAACGAACTGTATTTTTAATCTTAAGTTTTTTATTCTTTTGAGATTGCTTATAAATCTTTTTAAGAACAATTTTTTCCTTTACCTTGCTGATAAAATCAAAAGATAATACATTTTCAAACATTGCATAAAACTTAATAAACATATTGGATATTGAAAAATCTAAACCTTTATAAGCATGTATAAATGAATCTATTGAAGGTCGGAGCATATTGTTGTATTTTTTAATTTCAACTTCTTCGTTTTTTGGTGTTTTCATTATTTCTAATTTTTTGTTAAAGAGTGATGTTATATCTTTTGTTATTCGCACACTTCTACTTTACTCTTAAAGAGAGATTTGTCAAGATTATTTTTTAACTTTTCTGAGCTATATAAAACTGCAAAATTCATAGGTTCTAAATCTATAAGATTTTTCAATTTACTAGAATTCACATCTGCACCGCTATCATTTTCTATTGGAGTTTCATAAAAGTGTATATCAATATCTTTAAACTTTTCAACTCCAAGTAATTGTAGATAATAAAGTTCTGAGCCTGTTTCAGTTTGCACACAGTTATAAATTCCAGTCTTTTTTTCTTTTAAAAGAATAGTTATTGCTTTTTCTAAATCTGGTAGATATGAGTGACAGTCTATCCAATTAAAAGGTTCTTCACGTTTAACTAAATTAACAAGCCAGTTATCAGGGTGATAATATTCACTAAATGGATTTTTAATTCTTAAAATAAGAGCACCATACTCTTCTAAAATCCTTTCACCAATTCTTTTAGTTAATAGATAATCACTAGATGTATTTAAATCAGTTAAGCTTTCAGAATTATTTTCCCATTCATAATTACTGTTATAGAATTCTGCGGTAGAAATATAAACAAATGGAATAGAAGAGTTTATACCCTTTAAATAACCGAGTATGTCTTTAGGAATAGAAACGTTTGTTTCTAACAAATCTGAGAAAAACCCATTTCTTTTTTCTTCGGTATAAATGATTGCTTTATATCGTTTAATAATTTCCAAAGGATTTCCTATTTCAAAAAACCACGATAAGGGATATACATCATACCCTTCTTTCATTTTAAAATAATGAGATACTATACCATCTCCTAATACAATAATTTTCTTTTTCATATATTATCCTTCACAAGTTGCACAACCCATTATATTTCTTGCTAATTCTTGAGCAGGATTAGCAGAGCGTTGATAATAAAGTGCTTTAATACCATTTTCCCATGCCAAAATCATAAGGGAGTTTACATCCTTTGGTTTTGTGTTTGGTGGAATCATTATATTTAAGCTTTGACCTTGATCAATATGTTTCTGACGAGTTGCTGCTTGAATAATAATTTCTTTTTGTGAAATTTCACCAAAAGTTTTGAAAACATTTCTTTCATTTTCAGAAAGGAAATTAAGATGTTGAACACTGCCACCTTTGATTAAAATAGAATTCCATGTTTCATCATCATTTTTTTCTTTTTCTTCAAGAAGTTTTTCAAGATGTGGATTACGATAAGTGAATTTACCTTTTGCAAGGTCTTTTACAAAATAGTTAGAATTCAACGGCTCAATACTTGGTGATACTTGACCTAAGATAAAGCTAGAAGACGTTGTTGGTGCAATTGCAAGAGTTGTAGTATTACGACGATTATAACCTTTTAGTAAAGGAGGTTCACCTAATAATTCTGCAAGCTCTGTTGTAGCTTCATCAGCCTTAGCACGAATGTTTTTCCAAATAGCATTATTTAAAACATTAGCATCCATGCTTTCAAAAGGAATCATTTTTTCTTGAAGAAGACTGTGCCAACCAAGAACACCAAGTCCTAATGCACGATGGTTTATTGCAAAATTTCTTGGTGCATCCATAAACTTAGTGTTTTCAGTTTTATAGATAAATTCAGTCATTACTGCATCTAAGAAATAAATTAAAGTTTGAACAGCATCAGTGCGTTTCCAATCATCATAGTGAAGTAGGTTCATGCTGCTTAAATCACAAACAAAACTTTCATCTTTGCTATTAGGAAGCATAATCTCAGAGCAATTATGGGTAATGAATCCGTTACAAATCCAATGGTGTTCCTCTGAATCTACAGTGCAGCAATAAACATCTTCTTTGCCAATATATTCAATAGAAGATACTTTATAGAATTTTTTTGTATTATCTCTATATTCTCTATCGTCTATTTTGATATTTTTTCTATCTAAAAATTGAGTTTTATCGTTGAAAATTAAAGCGTCATTTTTATTTCCGATGATTAATCTAAAACAATCTTTTGTATTAAAAAGTTTATTTCCTCCATTTCCATCTGGAAGCAATGATTGCCCTGATTCTCTTAATATTCTAATAGAGCATTGCATACCTAAATTAGCTAAAATCAATTGAATTTCTTGTAAGAAATCTTTATCAATAGATACTAAAGATATTTGGATAGGCTCTCCAGATGTTTTAGATTTAAAAGCTGTTCCATCTGCATAAAACAAACCCCTAATATATTGCCATTGAGTTTCCTCATCAGATTCAAAAATCCAATCTGGAACATAGCCTTTTTCAAAATTTAAAGCTTTTTTTAGAGCTTTTGAAGTTAATCTTTTTTTTGCATCAGAATTTTCTCTTACTTTACAATCAACAAATTCAGGCTTTTTATAAATTCTATTGTTAAATTTCGAAATTTGAGTATTATATTTATCACAAATATAGTCATGGCATAATTGAATCTCTTCTAATAAATCAAAATCGTTCTCCCAAATATCTAACATGATATAATCTTTGTGTTGTGTACCGTCAGCCTGATATAGACCAAGTAAGAACGCCTCTTTGAGCATATTTTTAGAGCCAAATAATCCTTTATCAGTTTGGATAGCTACAGAATCTCCTATTTTTATATCTTCGCAAGCTACGTTTTTAACTAAAATTTCTCCAAAAGAATCCTGTTTTTGTGAGGTTTTATCTCTTACAACAATCTTATGATAAGAAGTGATAGAATGACTCATCCCATTCTCTAAAATTATTTTATAAACATCAGCGTCTTTTTCCACTAATCTCATTGGAGAGGAGTTTACAATTTTTGTATTATCAAATAATTTTAAATCTCCTCCAATTTCATATAGTTCTTTTGCTGTCAATAAACCATGATTAGATACGACTCTTTGATCACCAGTAACACAAAGATTACTATGGCTAATCGTCATGCCTTTATCTTTATAAACTTGTGGTGCAAAGTTGTTAGCATTATCCGAAAAGAAAATATAAGGATAACCTGTTTCAAAACGCTTTTTAATAACTTTACCCCAAATCTTTCGAGCATCTTTATCACCATCAAGCATCTTTTTCATAAATTCATCAGAAACACAAACACCAATACTCATTTCTTGAATAGAGTGTCCAGAGTCACGAATAGTTAAGAACTCTTCAATATCAGGATGATCAATAGGTAGATATGCAGCAAAGCTACCACGACGAACATTGCCTTGTGACACAACATTCATAAGCTTGTCATAAAGCTCCATAAAGTGAACACTGCCTGTGCTTTCACCACCACTGTTAATCGTTGCACCACGACCACGTAAAGCTCCAAAATAAGCACTTGTACCGCCTCCTGCCTTTGTCATCATACCAACCTCTGAAAGCTTTCCAAGAATATCTTCCATGGTATCAGAGATATAACTACCAAAACAAGAAATAGGTAAACCACGTTCACGACCAAAGTTGCTCCAGATTGGAGATGAGAGGCTATACCAGCCCTTTGAAAGATAATCTTCAAACTTTTCCGAGAAACCACTTATTCCTAATAGTTTTTCTGCATGATTACATATTTGTTTAATTCTTTCTTCTGCACTTTCACCTTCAAAAAGGTATCCGCGAGATAGAAACTTGCGACTGTCTTTGTTTAACCAGTAATATTTTTGTTTGTTCATATTTGAAATTATTTCTTATCCCAATACTGCATGGGTTTACGCATTTTTGTTTTGATTTTTTACATTCTTGAAATATATCTTTTCAAGAATGTAAAACTGCTGCTTGTATTTAAAAGACTTAATGAATATTAAAATAATTCATCTTCATCAAAACTTTGATTCTTTTTAGAATACTCTGTTGGACGAGAATGGAAAAAATCAGTCATATTATTTCCTAACAATTCTTCATAAAACCAACGGGTTTTAGAAACAAGAGTTTCATCAACCTCAAAAACCTTTTTAAATCCGATTTCTGCTAAAGAATCATTTATTCTTTTTTTATTAAGTTCATCTAAAATCTCTGAACTGAGATTTTCTTCACTCATTCCATTAACCATCCATTTATTAATCTTTTTTTCTGCCTTAAATGCTTCTAATGCTTCAGAAGCAATACGAGCTTCAAGTTCTTCATCAAATAATTCAGGATGCTCTTCACGAATAGTGTTAATAATTTTCATACCAACAAGCGCATGAATATTTTCTTCATTACGAGTATATTTTACTTGTTGATCAGTATCTTTTAATACATTTTTAAAACGAGAAAACCAATTAATTACATAAAACTGAGAAAAAAGACTTACATTCTCAACAAAAAGTGTAAAAAGAATAATTGCATAAAGATATTGCTTACGAGAATCTTTATAAAAACGATGCGTGTATTTACGAAGATACTTTACACGACCCTGAATAAAGTCTAATTTAAGATTTTCTTCAAAGATTTCTTCAAGATCAAGAACTTTTAAAAGACGTTCATATGCAGAGTTATGAATAACTTCTACGTTTGCCATTACATAACCAAGGTCTTGAAGACTTGGATGCGGAAGATTTTCGCCAAGTTTAGCCCAAAATGTTTTTACTGCAACTTCAATTTGACCAATAGCAGATAATGTTCTTACAACAATTTCTCTTTCTTGATCTGTTAATAAAACTTTAAATTGTTGAACGTCACTTTTAAAATTAAACTCTTTGTCTGTCCAAAAGCCATTATGCATAGCTTCTATAAATTGTTCTACCCAAGGGTAACGATTTGGTTTTCTGCTTATCTGTTCTTCAAATATTGAATAGTCTCTTTTTATAATTCCGTATGCTTCGTCTAAATTGTCCATATGCGTTTAGTATTTACTTTTTGTAATGTCTTTTATAATACCACAAAAAAGAAAAAAATCTACTATTAAATAAACATTTTTTAAAACATAAAACCCCCTAAAAATAGGGGGTTTTATTATCTATAAAATTAGAAATTATTTTACTTTATTTTATCTAAATTTCTATTAATTGTGTTATTTATACCTTGCATAGATTTACTATGTGTTTTTATCTCTTTAACTCTATCTATAGTTTGTGTTAATCGGCTAGCAACATCTTGTTGGACATCTTGTGGAAGAAGCTGAATAGCGGAATTAAGTTGATTGTTATCTTTTGCATTTTTGATTAATTGAACACTTTTATTAATTGCATTAAATCTTTGTTGTAAAGTATTAACTTTCTGTTGTAGATTTTGTTGCATACTTTCTGGAGCACCATTCAAATTAGTTTTAGCTATTTCTAAGTTTTTAGAAATATCTTTAAAGCTGTTAGGTAAAATTTGATTAAGAACATTCCATTGTGAACCTAATTGAATTCCATTATAGTTATATTCAAAAGGTAATTGATTTATAGTTTGTGCTAATTGAGAGTTCTGTGCTTGTTGAACTATAGGAACATTAGGTTGTTGTGCTTGTGCATTTCCCATTCCAGCAGTAGCTAATGTTGCTGCCATTCCAGCAGTAGCTAATCCTTTTTTAGCAGCATTCCATCCTTTTTGTAAAAGACCTTGTTCTATCAAATATGATATTTCGCCTTGATTTAAAACGTTTTCTATTAAAAAATTTAATTTTTCTTGATTATTTCTTTCAAAAAAATACCTATATTGATTTAAAGCGTCATCTCTTATAATAGATTGATTAAACTTGTTTTCATAAATTAAACTTAAATTATCGTAATGCATATTATATATTTACATAAAACTATAAAAAAAAAAGGGTCTTAGACATTTATCTAAGACCCCCTTTTTAAGTTTTTTCTTTTTAATCGCTCAGATAAACCGAATAACCGTCATCGTCTTCGTTCCAATAGTATCCAAGAGAATCTAGTGCATCAAGCACTCGTTCACGGGAAGGATATTCAGGAGAAAAAGAGTTTTGAATCTTACGAATAGAAACAACTTCTGCACCTTTTTCAGCTTGACGAGTCAAGTAAGTGTTGACGCGATTCAAAAATTCGTCACGCTTTTCAACAGAAACCGATTTCATTGGAGTATTATCTTCAGAAACCGCACATGCAGTAATTTCAGAAACATACTCACTTACAACAGTGTATGCTGCTACACGACACTTCTGACAGTTATAATCACTTGGAACGCTTACAACGTCTTTTGGATTAACCTTTACCACAACCATTTTACCTTGGGAGAAACTAGAAGCATAATCATGACTGCCAACATGCAAACCGTTTGAACAGTGATTTGCACGATTGTCATCAACATCACGACGAAGAACTTCAATTTCTTCTCCAATTCCGTTAAAGATGCGTCCTTCTTTATCAACTTCTCCTTTAAGAACCTTAGTGTCCTTATTACCACTAATACTCCAGAAGTTATTTAACAGACCTTTATAAGCAAGAAAGCAACCATCTTCGGTAAGGGGAAGTTCCTTGTATGCAAGGAAATCATACAATTCGTTTACACTAGTTTGTGATGGATTATCACGAAGATTTTTCCAAAACTTTTTAAACAAGCCAACAGGAAGGTCTTGAGCTACAAGATCACGAACCTTTTTAGCAAGAACAGGTGGAAGC